AGTTAAAACAGTTTTCAGATAAGTTTGAAGCAAGAAAAGCTGTGTTGATTGCTGAAATGACTGAAGAATTTATGAAAGAAGAAAAAGATATTACTTCTCAGTTTGATAATGATCCTCTTGCTAAGCTAAAAGCTAGAGAATTAGACTTAAGAGCCGCTGAAAACCAAAGAAGAAAAGAATATGACTCTAAAAGAATTGAATTAGATCGTATGAAAGCGGTTATGAACCAACAAAACCAAGACAATAAGTTAGAACAGAACGAAGAATTAGCTGAAATGAGAGCTGAGACATCTATTGAGAAAACTTTATTGCAAAATGCACTTAAAAAAGATACATAATAATTAAAATAGGAGACTTATGATCAAAACCCAATCTAAACACGTAGATTTTAAAAAATTTACTAACAAAGACGGTCTTTTGAAAGGCGGAGTACCTGTTGAGATGTCAAAACCAAACGAATCTCAAACTGACAGAGTACAAGGTCAAAAAAGAATGTTAAAAAACAAAAGATCAACTGTAACTTGGTACTAACATGTGGTTTCAGGCAATTAAATTAGCCGTTTCTGCTGGAAGTAAAATTTATGCCAATAAGCAGAAGGCAAAAGTTGCAATGTCTGATGCACAACTGCTACATGCAGAGCGTCAAGCTCGAGGTGAGGAAGCTTACCAAGGAAAATTGCTAGAAGCAAGACAATCAGATTATAAGGACGAGGCGGTTCTTGTAATTCTCACGTTGCCCATATTGGTGCTCGCATATGGAGTCTTTTCAGATGATGCACAGGCAATGGACAAGATAAAAATCTTCTTTGAACATTTCCAGTCGCTCCCGGCATGGTTCACAAATTTATGGATCCTTGTCGTGGCAAGTATTTATGGTATAAAGGGAACACAAATATTTAAAAACGGAGGGAAAAAATAATGAGAAAAAAATTTAGAGATGGAACTACGAAACCTAGAAAGTTTGCTAAATCCTTATTACCTGTTGGATCAATTGTTGGTACAGGGAAACTTATTAAAGATAAAATTAAAAAAAATAAAGAAGATAAAAAATCTAGAAATCCAAATCCTAAAACACCTAAAATGATGGATTCTGATACACCCAAGAAAAAAACTGTCAAAAAATATAAAAAATTTACAGAACCAATGGGAAGAAAAGGTACAGGTAGGTATACAAAACCATTGGGTAAAATTAAACCAGAAGTACGACCTTCAAACAGAGCAACAAGAAGGTCTTAAAAGAAAAACAGAAACGGAGGAAAAATAATGAGAACTGATTATCAACCAAAGCCTAGAGTAAAACCTAGACCTGACCATGAAAAAGCAAATGGTAAGGTTTATTCAGGTAAAGATAAAAGTATGATCGCATTAAAGAAAAAAGGTGAGATCAAAAAAAATACTCAAAAGGGCTAGTACAAATGTCAAAAGACAAAAAAAAGAAAAAAATACCTGAAGGTAAAAAAGGTAAAGGAATTAGAAAATTAAAAAAAGTAGCACCACAAGTTGCAAAACGAATGGGCTACAAAAAGGGGATGAGAGCCTGTGGCTAAGCTTTGTGCAAAAGGTAAGGCAGCAGCCAAGCGTAAATTTAAAGTTTATCCTTCGGCGTACGCAAACATGTACGGTTCAGCCGTATGTTCTGGTAAAGTAAAACCAGGCGGTAAAAAGAAAAAAACTAAAAAAAGAAAATAATGGCCGAGACCGGTTTAAGGAAATGGGTTAAAGAAAAATGGGTGGACATTGGAGCACCGAAGAAGAACGGGAAATATCAACCTTGCGGGAGAAGCAAAGGCTCAAAGAGGAAATATCCAAAATGCGTCCCACTTGCAAAAGCCACACGGATGACAAAAGGGCAAAAGGCGAGTGCTGTCAAACGAAAACGAGCAGCTGGAAATCCGGGCGGTAAACCAACTAATGTTAAAACATTTGTAAAGAAAAAATAATGGCTATTAGAAAAACAACAAAAGGACCAGGAGCTAATTACAGACCCACTAAATCAGGTGCGGGTATGACTGCTAAAGGTGTAAAAGCTTATAGAGCAGCAAACCCTGGATCAAAATTAAAAACTGCAGTAACAGGGAAAGTTAAGAAAGGATCAAAGGCAGCTAAACGTAGAAAGTCATATTGTGCGAGATCACTCGGACAACTTAAACGATCTTCTGCTAAAACTAGAAATGATCCAAATTCTAGAATTAGACAAGCCAGAAGACGTTGGAAATGTTAGATAGATTAATATATAAATTTTGTGGTTTTTTAGATAACGCAGTTTCTTTTGTAGAAACTTATGTTATCAAAATGACAGAGTGGTGTTGGTATACAAGAGTAAAAATTTTAAAGAAAAGGAGAAAGAAATGAAAAGAGCAATACTAGAAGCACTTGAAGCAAGATATAATGCACAGATAGCTGAAGCTGATGCAACAGTTAAAATATATTTAGAAAATTCTGTAGGTATTGGTGAGCATCCACAACACATTGATGAAGTGGATAAACTAATTACTAAAATAGCAGAAGCAAATGAAAAATTAAACGAATTACAAACATTTAAAATATGATTGATCCAATAACAATTGTTTACAAAATTCAACGAATGTTGAAAGAGGGAATCAACCAAATTCAAGAAACTTATACATCTGGATCGGTTGACAATATGGAAAAATACAAGTATCTACTTGGTAAAGCACATGCTTTACAAATAATACAACAGGAAATCTCTAACCTGCTAGAAGAAAAGGAGCAAAAAAATGAGCAAGGAAACGTTATCGACTTCGGAAAACCCGAAGATAAAGATGGCTCTTGAAGAAAAATATAAAGAGCAAGACAAAGAAGAAAAGTTAAAAAGAGTTGACGAAACAAACGTTG